TTCGGGAATCGCGGGCATGTGTATCGCCTCCTAGTCAAAGAGCGTGTCCATCTGGGTCACGTCGTATTCGAGGATGAAGTCGATCTCGCGCGCCGGCACGGGCGGCGTGATGTAGACGTGGAAGCGGACGATGCCGTCGATCAGGTCGGTGGTCGGGTTCTCCGACTCCAGGAACTCGATCTTCGGCTGTCCCACCAGCCACTCACGCGCAGCCAGTCCGTTCAGCCACATCTGCACGCTGTCGCAGATGGTCTGGATCAATCTCTTGGTGATCGGCTGATCGACCTTCTGCCAGTAAGACAGGATCAGCGTGTTGCCGATGAACTGGAACATGCGGCGCACGGGGATGAACGCGTCCTTTGTGTCGGTGATGCCGGGATAGCAGCCGGTACGGTTGCCCCATGCCACCCAGCCGAGCGACCAGTTGAGCGCGGTGACGATGCCGCAGCTGTTCAGGTACGTGGCCTGCTCCTTGGTCATCGTCACCTCTGTGGCGGCTGCGTCGTCGAGGCACATGCCGTTCATCTGCAGGTTGTGGTTGGACGGCGAGGCGTAGGGCACGCCCTCACTGGCGGAATCGACCTTGCCCATCAGGCCGGCCAGCTGCACCGAGAGGTGGAACTTCGTTCCGCCGAGCGTGAGCATCGGCCAGCAGACGACCTGCTCGGGAGCGGTGAGGTTGTTGGTGTTCTTCCACTCCGGCACGTCGCTGTACACGGTCACGCCGCCCGTGCCGCAGGGCACGTCGCAGAGGGCCATGCAGCTGAACGAGCCGTTGATGTTCGCGGCCTTGGCGGCCATCACGGCAGCGACGGCGGGGTTGGACGAGAAGCCGGGGCAGACGATGAAGCCGGGGACGAGCTTCCACTTGGGATAGACGCTCTCGATCAGCTCAAGGCCGGTGTACTTGCCCGTCGAGGCGTTGTAGCCGCCGATCACCATGGCGGCCGTGACGGCGGACGGATCGCAGGTGCTGAACTCGGCATAGAGCGACGTCGCCGTGGCAAGCGCGCCGCCGGCCAGGGCGTTGACGATCAGGTTGCCGTCGGCATCGAACGCCAGCGAGTAATCGACGCCCTCTTCGAGTGCCGCGGCTTCGCTGTCGTCGCTGGTGAACACCTCGACGGTCCAGCGCAGGACGTTCTTGCCCAGGACGGCCTGTTTGTCAGCAACGGCGTATTCGGCGCGGGCGACGGTCTCGGGGCTGGCCGTGGGGTCGAAGACGTTGACGAAGATGGCGGGCGAGATGCCGTAGAGCGCGAACTGCGAATAGGCGCACTCGCACAGCGTGTAGCCGCCCCAGTCTTCCTGCGCGGCCATGCCGAGTTTCTCGACGGCTTCGGCGTAGGTATAGGCCAGCACGGGATTGTTAACGAGGGCCTGCGCCTCAGCCGCCGTTTTGGCAACCAGGTGGACGGGCGCCGCGCCGACGAAGAACGGCGTGTCGGAATCGACGCGCACGGGCGGCACGAGCGAGGTGGGGACTTCGGAAACGTAAACTCCGTGACGGTAGGCCATTATTCAGCCACCTCCCATTTGTGCTTCTTCACCGCTTCAAAGAGGCGGTTCTCCTCGGTGCCCTTCTTCGCAGCGGCAGCGCGCGTGAGCGCGAGCTGTTCGACGGGCACGATCAGGCGGCCGATCTCCGGACACGCGGCGATCAGCTTCTTCACGCTTTCGGGCAGCGGGCCGATGAACACGGCGAACGCGCCCAGGCCGCCGCGGGGAAGCGCGGGGCCGCAGTAAACGGTCTGTTCGTTCATGGCATGATCCTTTCTGTCGGGTAGAACCCGACGCGGAAATCTTCTTCAAGTTCGGGCAGCCGCCTGGCCTTGCGGATGGTCCACGTGGTGGACATCTCGCCGAACCAGAACGGCCGCGTGTCAAGGTCCATCAGCTCCCAGGCCGACGGAGTGCCGCACTCGTATTTCTTCTCCAGCAGCGGCGACGTCTCCAGGCTGTAGCGGATCTTCTCCAGCAGCGTGACGACGATGCGGCCGCCCTCGGCGTTGTCGCTGCCGTCCTCGAACGCGCCGACGGTGAGGATCACGGTGAGAGTGTCCTCCTCGTCTTTGGCGACGTCGCCGGCGGCAAAGGCCAGCGGCTTTAGCACAACGCAGGGAAACAGGCGTTTGGCCTGGGCGCGCGTGTAGCCGCCGTCGTTCAGCGGGATGTAATCGTCGAGGGCGGGCGGCTCTTCGGCTTCGTCGCGCGGCGTGATCTGCGCCCCTTCGGGACTGGGCAGCGCCATCTGGTACACGTGGACGCCGAGCTCCTCGCCGTCGTCGTCGGGGAACGAGACGTGAGCGAAGACCTCTTCCAGGCGGCGCTGGAGGGCGTCAAGCAGAAACAGCGGGGTCATTGGCTCATCTCCTCTGCGTCAGGAGCAGTTCGATCTGGCGGTCAAGCTCGGCGGTCATCACCTTCTGCGCGGCTTCGACGAGGCGGTCCATGACTTTGGCGTTCTTCATCATCTGCGGCACGCTGGTGGTGTACTTCTGCTCGATGGGCAGGGTCTTCGTGCCCTTGCGGGAGTAGATGCCGATGTGTCCGTTGGACATCTTCGCCACGAAGACGTGCGGCAGCGTCTTGAAGACGCCGAAATGAACGCCGGCGACCACTTTCGTGCGCGCGCTGACTTCCACGCCTTTCTGCTTCGGCGGTTTCTTCGGCTTGCGCGCGAAGATCATCAGCTCCAGCGGGCTGCCGGTCTGAAGGATGACGGCGCTGAGGTTGGCGCGCGTGGCGCGGAGGACGCGCATGTGAGAGCGCACCTGCGAGGGCTTGATGTTGTACTGCGAACAGATCTCGCGCACGGTCTGTGTTTTGCCGCGGTCGACGGCCCTGTTGATGGCGCGGCAGACGGCGGTCTCCGCCCCGCCGGGGATGCCGGACAGGGCGGTAAACGCCTTTCGGATCTGCGCTTCATCGAACTGGATGCCGGCCGTCAGCATCGCGCCCGCACCTCGATCAGGTTCAGTTCCAGTACGCCTTCGTCGTCGCCCCACGACGCGATGCGGTACTTGCGTCCGTCGAGCGTCAGGGGCTGGCCGATGAAGGGCGTGCCGCAGTACTCGTCGCGGCGCATGTAGACGGTGAGCGCGCCGGTCATCAGGCCTTCACTGCGGCGCTGCTGCGCGGCGTCGCTGCGCACGGAACTGGTTTCGCCCGCTTCCGCGGCGTCGACGACGCAGAGCACTTTGGCGCCGTTGATCTCATGGGTGCCGGCCATCTCGCCTTCGTTGAACCACACGCGCCCGGCGCGCAGATCATCGCGCATGACCTGACGCAGGCTCATGGCTTACGCGCTGGGGATGACGACCGGGAAGCCGATGCGCACGCGGGCCGCAGTGCCGCTCTGGGCCTTCGGTTCAGTGACGACGCCGAGGGCGGTGTTGCCCGTGGCGACGTTCGTGGCCTTGGCGTTCGTCGCGTCCCAGTACACGACCTGGCCGACGGTGAACGCGGCCGTGCCGATGGCGGGCACTTCATGCACGCCGCTCAGGATCAGCACGCCGGTCTCGCCGGCGGCGATGTCGGCCTGGGCGATGCCGCACAGGTTTGTCAGCGCCACGATGTCGCGACCGTTGATCTTCGTCTCGCCGGCGTTGGTGTAGTTGATCTGCGAACCGATCTGGATGGGTTTGGTCATTGCGGACATGGTTCATTCCTCCTTATTCGCTGGGGCCGGGGTTCTTGTAGAGGCCGCGGTAGTCCCAGCACTTGACGCCGAAGTCGAGGCGCACTTTGTACTCGATGCCGTCGGTGTTCCAGCTCTCGCGCTGTTCGATGAACGGCGACTGAACGCCGTCGAGGAAGGCGACCTCGAACGTGTCGACCGCAGCGGGAGCGGCGGCCAGGTACCACGCCTTGGTGTCGGCCAGTTCGGCCTCGACGATGATCGACAGCGAATTTCTGAAGACGTTGACGACGCCGGACGCGTTGGCGGTGAGGTCGGTCTCGCTGAACATCAGCTGGCGGGCCGTGGTCTCGATCTCGGGCGGGATGATCAGGTACGCGGGGCTGATGTTGAGCGCGTCGTCGCCTTTCAGGCCGGTCTGGCGGCGCATGGCGGCGCGGGCGGCGCTGAGCGTCGCGGCCGAAAGCGCTCCGCCTGTGGCGGCGAGGTTGTAGTGAGCGCTGTGGAACACCGTCTTGTTGTCGTAGGTCTTGGGATTGGCGACGAGCAGGGCATAGACGGCGTGGTTGATGGTGCGCGCGGCCGCCGATCCGAAGCGCTGCGGCAGGCGGGTGAAGGCGCGCAGGTCGTCGTTGACGATGGCCTGACGCGTGAGCGAGAACTTCTTCCCGAAAGTGAAGAGCTGGATGCCGTCTTCGGCTTCGGTGAACTCGGCCATCGTGTACTCGCCGCCCTCGGGGATCAGCTCGAGGTTGCCGGTCTCGGAGAGGCGGACGGTGCGCTGCACCTTGAAGTCGGACAGCGATCCGGCGGCGCACCAGCCGCGCCACGTGGACGGGGCGGCCGCGTAGGCTTCCTTGAGGATGGCGTCGGCAACGTTTCCGAGGATCAGCGGGAAATCGCTGGTGGCCATAGCGCGCTTGGCCAGCTCGTCATAGGCGATGCCGCGGGAAACGCGCTCGCCCTTGCGCTCGACCACTTCGCGGGCCAGGTCGATGAGGTGGGCGCCGCGGAACTCCTCCGCTCCGCTGGCCGGATGCGCGATCTGCGCGCCCAGTCTCAGGCGCAGGCCGTCGGCCGCGGCGGCGCGGAACTTGTCGGCGGCGTCGATGTCGACGTTGACGGTCGAGGCGTGGACGCTGCCGGAGACGGGCAGCGGGGCGCGCTCGCGTCTCATGCGCTCGACGATGGCGGCGTTCACGTCGCTGAGAGTAGCGCCTGAGCGGATGTGCTCATCGGGATCCATGCCGAAGGCGCGGCACAGCTCGGTGATCGCAGCGCAGCGGGCGCGCTCTGCTTCAACGCCGTTGCCTGCCGTCGGCGCGGGTTCGGGGGCAGGCGCGGGCGCAGGGGCCGGCGCGGGCTCGGTGACGGGCGCGGGGTTCTGAATCGTGTTGTCTTCCATGGGTTTGTCCTCCGTTGTGTTCATGCTGCGTCCCACGCCGACGGAACTGTCGGCCGGGACGGTAACGATGGAAATCTCGAACGGTTGCCAGCGGCGGGCGATCTTCGCGGGGCCGGCGATGCCGCCGGATTCCTTGCCGCGTTTGATCTCTTCCCACTTGCTGACGCCGTAGCCGACGGACACGCCGCGCAGCGATCCGCTTCTGACTTTGGCGAGGATGCGTTCGGCTTCCTCATCTTCGTCGAAGGTGATGCGGGCGCGTCCTTTGCGCGCAGTTTCGTCGAGCCAGACTTTGTCGATCCTCGCCACGGGCAGCGAATAGCTGTCGTGGTTGAACAGGACGCTGCCGACGCTTTCCAGGCGCGTCAGGTCGACGGCCGCGGCGGAATGATCGAGGATCTCGCTGTAATACTCGTCGGCCAGCCAGTCGTATCGTGTGACGGGCTCCTCCGAGGAAAAAGAGAGTTCGACGGTCCTGCCTTCGGCCGCCGACGCTTCGGCGCGGAAGTCGCGTCTATGCGTCGTCGTCGGCTCCAGAAACTTCTCCATTCTGATCTTCGCCTGATCCGACGGGAGATGCGCCGGGGGCGGTGCTGCCATGTTCTGCTCCATCTGTGCCTCCTAAAGCCACGCCGAGTTCGGCGATAAATTTCTGTTCACGCTGACGCTGGCGGAGCACTTCCTGCCAGTCCTTGCCCTCGTAGCCGCAGATCTCCTGCAGCGTCGTGGTGCCGAGGGCGAGCGACGTCTGCGCCGCCGAGGCTTCCTTGGCGGGATCGACCCACGACCAGCCGGGACGGATCCATCGCACTTTCCCGTATTTGGCCCTGTCGGCCCAGTAGCCGGGCAGGGTCAGGAAGCCGCCCAGGACCATGGCGTCGAGCCACGCGGCGTAGACCGGCGCGCAGAAGGTCTCGACCAGGTCTTTCTGGTGCTGCTCGTAGGTCTTGATGTCCTGCAAGCGTCCTTCGCGGATGCTGGAATAGTTGACCTGCGACAGGTCGCGGCTGATAGCCTCGTAGCTGAGGCCCATGCCGACGGCGATGTGCCGCGTGATCACGGCGATGAAGCCGCCGGCGGCGACGTTGGGGCGTCCCGGCTGTGGAAAAGCCACTTCGTCGCCGGGGTTCATGTAGTTCAGCGTGCCCAGCTCGATGTTCTCGATCGGCGATCCGTTGGTGCCGGGGCGGGTGTTCATGCGGCCGATGCGGCCGGCGCCGCTGGCGGTCTTGACGACGCCGGTCATGGATCCGGCGATGCGGGCGGCTTTCAGCTCGCTGTCGACGTATTCGCCGATGTCGCGCACGGGCTCCATGACGCCGGCCCGCG